ATCGGTATACGAATGAGGGGAGTAGATCTAAATGGTTGCAAAGAAGCGTAAGCCGATTGATCCGTTCTTCCAGCAGCAAAACTACTTCATGGTTGTGGATGAAACTGGAGCAATGGCAGGCATGGTGTATGTGCTTGATACAGCGATGATGCCGGCTAAGCATCGAGGAGGGAAACGCAATGATTCAGTTTACGGTTTACGGAGAACCGGTCGCCCAGGGCCGGCCTAAATTTAGCACTGCTGGTGGATTTCCAAGAGCCTATGATCCCGCCAAATCAAGAGATTATAAGGATTATGTCCGATTGGCTGCCAGTAAACACGCGCCAGCAGCACTGCTGGAAGGACCTCTCGGAATTGCGGTTACTGCCTTCCGCTCTATACCTAAGAGCTTTAGTCAGAAAAAAACAGCAGCTGCAGAGCGTGGGGATATTCTCCCAGTGACAAAGCCGGATGCGGACAACTATCTGAAAGGTGTTAAGGATGCGCTGAAGGGCATCATCTGGAAGGATGATAGCCAGGTAGTGGACGCATTCGTAAGGAAACGGTACAGCGCACGACCACGCATTGAAGTGAAGATCAAGCAACTCCAATAAAAAACCGAAGGGGAAGATCGATATGATAAAAGATTATGCAAAATTCAGTGCAACTATTGCCAAAGGAATTAAAGTCGGAGATGCCGACGTTGAAGTCAAATTGCTTGTGCCACTGAGAGTCATGCAGGAGAACTTCTTGTTCCTCAGTAGCAATCAAGGGGAAAAGATCAATGTCTTCCTGGGCGATCCTCAGGCTGCTTTCGATTTCGATGAAGAGGACGGAGATATATACCGAGAAGTCACTGGGCGTCGTGTCACAACTGATGCTTCGGGTGTCGTTATGAGCGCAGATAAGATTGGCGAAGAAGACCCCAATCAATGTGACCTCTTCGAGAAGCAGGAGGGTGAATCGAGCGGCGAGCAGAAGAATGATGATATTGAGATTGTTGAGCCGGATGCGGAAGAAGACACTAATGGCGTTCAATCATCTGAAGAAGATATTAATGATGGCGGTTCTGATGAGCATTCAGAGGGTGCAGAACTCGAACCAAATTGGCTGAGTGGAGAGGTTGAATCTGACAGCCAGCATAGTGTTGGTGATCCTGTTGATTCAGATGATAAAAAACAAGACGTGGAATCCACTAGTGGAGATAAGACTGACTCCGCTGCAGATGAGACTAGTAAGGAAGAACTGGACGCTTTTATTCTTGCTGAACGGCCAATTTTTCCTGAAGTCGAATATGATGGACAGCCAATCCCGTTCCCTGTTCTTCTGGAGAAACGTATCAATGAAGATAAAACTTGGCGCGAAATCGCCAATGAAAATGGCATGACCAGTGGGCAATTATCGAGCAGATGGACGGCGTATCGCAAGCTGGCAGCAACGAAAATGAAGGATGGAGGAGGAGCAGCGTAAGCTGCTTCTTACTTTGCTTGATCTTAAAGTAGTCAGCTCGATGGACATTTTTAAGCAGAGAAAGTTTTTTATTACTTAATTTACTTTCACTTTATATGTAATTTGGAAGGTTTGTGTCATTTATTTCAAAGATATTTATCTCTAAGAAGTTTTTCACGTCGAGTTGTTATTAGTTCTAATTTCTTTTTATTCTCCAAACGGGATTGGAGTTCGACATCAATTTTCTTTATATGAAATACTGCTTGTTGATAACACTCCGACATATTTTTAAGGGCTTTTGTTAGAAAAAAAACTGATATTATTATTGCAATTAGAAGGAAATACTTTAATTCAATGCGTACAATGCTCATAGTAAGACTGAGCATTGTAGCCATTAAGGAGAAGACTATCGAATAAATAGCTTGAAACTTCAACTTTTCTGTTACACTTTCCAGAAATGATTTATGCATGAGCAGCTCTTTACTATTTGTTATTGATACATCCGGTCCCCACTCATTTAATAGATTTATTATTTGTAAAGAAAAATTTTTATTAGATTGGGTTTTAATACGTAACGGATTTTTCATAGTAACCTCCAAATTATAAGAACCCCCAAAACCTGGCCGGGCATAGGGGCGAATCTCTTACCTTCATTCAAAATTATACCACGAGTGAGGGGATTATCTTGGGGAAAAGCGACAAATTAGCAATCCAACTGGCTTTTGACATCCTCCCGATCGACGAAAAGGAAACCCGCCGTCGGGTCGAAGAATATTTGGAGACAGTTCGTGTGTATCGGCAGATCGGCTTTGTACGGCGCCAGGCCGCATTAACGGCCAGTCCTGAGCCAAGGTATCATGGATCAACCAATGCGATTAGTCGGATGACAGAGAATATAGCAGTATGGAATACGGATAGAGCTGTTCAGTTGGAGCAACAGTCCAAACTCTTGGATTTGGCGATGGGGCGGCTTAAAAAGGCCGAGCGGGAAATCATACAGTTGCGTTATCTTGAACATGAGGATGAGTATGATTCAATACTGTGTGGGGAGATGGGGATGAGTGAGAGAAAGTATCGAAGGGTTAAGTCAAGGGCGATTTTTATTTTGGCATGTGCATTAGGCGTAGAAGTTCTTGTGAAAAAAATAAAGTGAAAGAATAACAATAGGCCAGGAAACTGGTCTATTGTTATTTTATGGGATGAATATGTTTTTTTTAAAAATAGAGGTATTCAAAAAAAATTCAATCAGATTGAATATTTGGAGGTATTTATAGAAATAAATCGAATATAAGTGTATGACAAATGAGTAATTATTTTGGAGGTATGAAATTTGATTTATTATTTGAAACATGAATTCAGAATATCAGCTGACTTAACTGATATTGAGTACGACACGAGTACAATACTTAAATTATCAACATTATTAAGTGAATTTGAGTTATTACCTAGTAATTTCCAAGAGGAGGGGACGAATAAATCAAAAGGATTTGTATTGAGACCAAAATTCACAACATCAGATAATAAATGGGTTGTGCTCATCGGTAAAAAAACTATTACTATTTCTAGAAATTTAATTGATGACGTGACTGATCGGGAAATTGAAGAAGCTAATTCTTTTATAGAAACAGTTCATAAAATTTTAAAAGTATTATTAAATGATTTAAAAAAGATTGGACATAGAGTTGCTTTCAATTCAACTGTATTTTTTGGAGATCTTTCAAATGAAAAATTAAAAGAAACCTATTCTAGATTTAATACTCTTCTTCCATTTTATGAGACTAATGAACTTGTAGCATGGAGAGCGAACTTTGCTTCTGAGAAAACTGTAGAAATTTCATCGGAAACTTTTGAAGATGTAAACGTAATTACTTCAATATCTACAGCTACGATTGAAATATCCTCAGAAGAAGGACTTAATCAGAATCAGTCTAATGGATTTAATGTAGATGTGGAAGTTAATAATAGTGAAAAAGGAGATAACGAAGCTAGATGGGAAGACCAACTGATTGTGAATTTTTTAGAAAAAGCTTTTGAAATTCGCGAAGAAATTTTATTACAATTAAAGGAAAGAATAGTTTATGAAGAACATTAATTATGTAGTTGTATCTCATAAAGACAGCCATGTTATTCCTTGCAAAGATGATTCTGAGTTAGAAGGACTCCCATTCTTTAAACAAATAAATGTTATTAGAGAGATTACTGACTATAACAAGATTCACAGTCCAATACATAAAAATAATATTTTTATTAAAGAGGATCGAAGTCAATATTCAGCAAAACATTCGGTTAATAAAAGAGTTAGAGTTCATCCTTCAATAGATGAAATTTCAACATTTCTTGAGAGAGACTACATTGAAGAATCAAGACTTTTGTTAGGGTTATTGCAAAAAGAAACCTTCGAAACGGGATTTTCAAACCAGTCTGAAGTATATGTTAGAACGTTGCTTAAAGAAGCAAAGATCGAAACTCTCATTTGGCTGAATGACTTATTTATAGAAAATATTGATCATCCAAATATTCTTGTGGGAATTCTTCACATATTATCTCATTTAAGTATCGACGAAGTAGGTAAAATAGGATTTACTATAGCTTTAGCTGCGACAACACATAGAGCTATTGAAGTCAAGGATTATGGAATAAAAGTATTTGAGAATTGGAGAGGAAGAGATTCACTGAAAATACTTAAAAACCTTAAGTATGGCGAAAAATGGCTTCAAGATTATGTGATGGACTTAATTAATGAAATGGAAGAGGAGTTACAATATGCCACTTCTAATTAGGAAAATCACCAGGTCAAAATGGCCATCTGAAAATTACTTAGAGGTTGAGGTGGATACTCTCTCTGCTGATGCAATTTCCAGTTGTCTAAGAACCTCTAATAACACTTTATCTACTTGGGAAGTTGAATCAAAAGATCAGATCGAAGAAGCAGTACTTGCTTTAGCATGTTCAGCTCAGAGAATTGAAAATGTGGATGTGATTTTCATGGACAGGGATGAGGTAGCTGATTTTGGATTTGTAATTATTCCAACGCCTGGTAAGACTGTAGTTGATGATCTAGTAAGACATCACTATGATATTTGTAATTTGAATTATAAATCAATAGGTGGATTTGCTTCATTGATCTTGAAATCTTTCCATGAGGAAAAACACCTGAGATTTACTGCATCCAAAGTTAAAGCAATTATACGAAAAGCAGTAGAAGATGAACGGGTAAATTTATCTATGTTAGATGAAAAGATTCAAAAGGCATTATAATTTCATAATATATTTTTAAAAATGGATTGACTATCTCAAGTGACCTATTTGAATATTGACCGCATTTTGACCGTATTACGACCGTTCATTAGGCTTAGATCATGATATATTTGTACTGTGGAAATCAAGCGAGAGTGGCACGCACGGCTGCAGCGATGTAGCGTTAACCGGAGCGTACCTCCTCTTGCTTTTTCTTACATTTAAGGAATTAATTTAGGAGTTTATTTGTTAGTTTGATAAGCACTTGTGAAAGCAAAATTACGAGCGCTATCATTAAGCCGATTATCGTCCTCATTAATAAGGGCGGGTAATCTACAGTATCAAAAGTAAAGCTCACGATAATTATGTTAATCAAAACATAGGCTACAATCATTTTTATAAAGTTGAGAATTTCTTTTTTGAAAGTATGGTTAAAACTGTTTTTACTTGTTGAAATGGCAGCAAGAGCAGGGACTATTGCGCCATATCCTATTGCAAGAGTGAAGTTAATAGTTGTCATTTTGTCAATTATCTCTCTTATGGTTATTATTTCATCAGTGCCTGAAAATATAAAAATTATAATTATTATTGCCGCTATGGAGTAGAGAGTATAAAACATCTTGTTTATATTATTTTCATCAGATGTACCCATTGGTTCCCTCTTTTCATATTTTTTATGTTTCGTTAATTCGACATGCAAGTGGAAAAACCTTCCTTTGAAATATGTTTGTCTATACGTAGACATCTTCGGAGAGGTTTCAGTAGATTTTCTAAATGTCGAAAATAAAGTCAATTAAAGCAGTGTAGCGAAATAGTGAGAAATGAGGAGTAAGATTAATAAAATTTGGGTTGGATCACCTTTTTCTGTATCTGGTACTTTTGACTACAATTTCGGTAGTTCGTTAAAATGGTCTTGTCCTCTTTTGTTACAAAGTCCGTAAAGATTTTAAGCAAAGAGCGTAGCACATTTGCTGCGGATGCGGAGCAGACGCCGTTCTATAGACCGGATTCATTGCACGATTGAAATGAATACATATTTCGAAGTCGCTCATTATTGGGCGGCTTTTTTCTATTGGGGGAATTGATTTGAAGAAGAGGAAGCAGCAGTGGCGTTTAAAAGATCCACCTCAGCAGCCGGCAAAGTGTAAGGGCTGTATATGGGGGCGCTGGGAAGGAACAGCACAGTTTTGTTCCAGGGTAAAATGCCAGAAGGGAAAAACTCCCTAAATGTCGAACTTCCGTATTAGGAGGTGAGAATAATGAGAGCAGAAATCAGCACTCTGGATTTAGAAGATACGAAAATCCCGTTAAATAACTTGGCTTTGTCTAGCGATAAAAAAGAAATATTAGATATTTATAAAAAAATCGAATCTGGGGAAGTGCAAAATCAAGACTATATTAGGCTCATCAATTTATCACAAGATAACTACAATGCATTTAGTAAAAGCCAACTTAAATATATCTTGAGAATAGCGGAGGTTTTGCTGCGTGAAAATCCAAGTAAGGATTACATACTTGGTAATATCCAAGCAGCTTTTTTTGTAACGGCGTTCTAGTGGATGTTCTAGTACTAGTGGCACAGCACCTTTGGGTGCTTTTTTTATGACTATAATCGGCCTTCTGTGAGCCGTTCTCAGGCCTTACATACAGGAACGAATGTTTGTGTGGTGAAGCGTGGAAAAGAGCAGGGCGGGTAGGTTTTCTTCGTCTCCTGCTGGGTTTCTGCCTAACCAAAGATTAAAAACCAACTCAACTCAATCATAGTATTTTTGATAAACTAAGGTGAGTAGTGAAAGGGGAGGATGGCGTGGAAAATAAAATCATAGGTATTAATAATCAGGATAAAATAGGTTTATCACTTAATAAGGTTGGCATTCAAAACGAGTATCGTGTTGGTATACAGGCTGCTCTCACTCCTATGTTTGAAACTTTAAATAAAGTCCAATCAATGATGTCTTCGATAGAGATTCCTAAATTTCAAATGCCTGAAATAAAATTCCCTGAAATTCAGTTTCCAGAGATTGAAATCCGAAGTATGTTTGACATTGATTGGGACGTTTATTTTGATGACCTTAAAGAGGAATGTTTAAGTAATACAAAATACGGTTGGTGTTTATCGGCTGAAATGCCAGTAGGAGCATACAGAAGTATCGCACGTTCGGAGGATAATCAAGAAAAAAGAGATCAACTGTTTGTGCAAGGCTTTGAACATGACGACTTTTATTTGTATAAAAAAGAAAAAGAATATATTACATCTACCAGCACTAAAGGATGGAAGAAGTTTTATGAAGAATGTTTCTACTCGATTGAAAATAGCAATTATAAAGTTGTAGTACCATCTCTAGTGTCGGCGATTGAGTATGAGCTATCAGATGGTTTAAATGTAAACAGTATTGGAAAAAAACTCATTAAGGAAATACAAGATTCAATTAATGAAAATAATGAACTGGAAAGCTTTTCTTACACTATTGGTTTTTCAGTAATAGCACTATTAGAAAATAGTATTTTTCAGTCCCATGCATTCAACAAAGATAGAGCATCATTAATTAATCGAAACTGGGTGCTTCATGGGAGAGATAACCCATCGTTTTGGGGGAAAACAGATGTATATAAGTTAATAACTATAATTTCTGCATTGAAAATGATCAAGGAATAACATATGTAAAAGATGATGGTTAAAGGACCCATCATCTTTTTTTGTTGAAAAAGTACATGAGGAGTGGCAATGATGAACATTAGAATCATACCGATCGAGCAGCTCAATGCAGCTGTCTATAACCCCCGTGTTGACCTTCAGCCAGGAGATCCAGAATACGAGAAGCTTCGTTGCAGCCTGGATGAATTCGGCTACGTTGACCCGATCGTATGGAACGAACAGACCGGCAACATAGTTGGTGGCCATCAGCGCTACAAGGTGCTGGTGAATGAGCAAGGTTGCACTGAGTTGGCCGTTTCGGTAGTCAACCTAGACCCGGAACAGGAGCGGCTGCTGAATCTGGCGCTGAATAAGGTATCAGGCCGCTGGGATGATGCTGCACTGGCGCAGCTGCTGAATGAGCTACAGGAAGGCGGGGCTGACCTGGCACTGTCAAGTTTTGATTCAGAGGAGATTGGGGAGTTGATAGCTGAGTTTGTCGGTGTTCCTGATACTGAGATCGATCAACCGATTGTTGAAGATGATTTCGACGTCCAGGGAGCTCTCGATCAGATCAAAGAGCCGGAAACATGCCGCGGTGATGTGTGGCAGCTTGGTGGGCATATCCTTATGTGTGGTGACTCTACGAATGCTGAGGATGTCGCCAAGCTGATGGACGGGGTGAAGGCGGCTCTGGTTGTGACTGACCCCCCTTACAATGTTGCGGTGCAGAGCGACTCTGCCCGCCTGGTTAAAGCCGGCACCAGCTCAATAATGAACGATGATATGCCCGCGGAGGAGTTTGCGGGCTTTTTGCATGCTGTCTTTGAACAGTACGCCGTGGCAATGGAACCGACAGCAGCTATCTATGTCTTCCATCCTTCATCCTATCAGCGGGAGTTTGAGGACGCGATGAACGCCGCAGGGATTACGGTACGTTGCCAGTGCGTTTGGGTTAAGAACGTGGCCACTTTTGGCTGGGCGCAATACCGCTGGAAGCATGAACCGGTGTTTTATGCCTACAAGAAAGGCAATGCCCCGGCCTGGTATGGCGATCGCACGCAGACTACGGTTTGGCGGTCCGGCTTGCCGGCGGAAGATCCACTTCCGGAAACGGTGTGGGAGGTTTCGAAGGGGGATGTAACCAAGTATGTTCATCCAACGCAGAAGCCGCTGGAGCTGCTGGCCATCCCGATAAGGAACAGCAGTCGGTGCGGGAACATCGTTGCTGACTTCTTTGGCGGCAGCGGCTCCACCATGATGACCTGTGAGCAGCTTGACCGATCTTGCAGGACAATGGAGCTTGATCCGCTATTTTGTGATGTGATCAAAATGCGCTACCAGGCCGCAACTGGCATAGAGCCGGTGCTGCTTCATAGTACAGATCCCGTTACATAATTAAAAGGAGGACGCATGAACGTCCTCCCCATCACCCAGGGTATCCCCCGGCTGAGACAGCGGCGCGCCACGCGTGGCATTCTCAGACATCCGCTGTCTCGCATTCCATCATAACGGAAAGTCGAGGGGTACGTAAATGGGAACACAAGATGAAATTTTATTGCAGCATGAACTTGAAGTTATGGCCGGTATCCTGGAAAGCAAGGCGCAGTACCGTAAAATTGTTAAGGCCGGCATCGCTAAGTGGGTAAAAGACTTCCAGGAAGGTCGGATTGAGATTAAGACGGTGGAGGACCTGAAGAAGTTGATTGAGATAGATATTGAGCTACAGAAGGATGAATTTAATTGATTGCTTTCTCTTTACAATGTATCCTATTAGTTGAGGTGGTACTTCTTGGATACGAAAATTGTCTATAGGACAGATGAATTGGAAAATGCGATAGACTATTTAGAACAGGCGGCATGTTATTATGTGGATAGTCATTCAAAACATCGATTTAAATGGTTGATGATCGCTCTACATGGTGCATTGTATGGTTTCGGTGTGCTTGCTATCAAAGGATCTAATGCATCCGCAACTGTCTATAAACCTATAAACAGTAAAAGATTAAGAGGTCTTAGAGAACAAGTAGCGAAATATCATAATGAGTCTGATGAGAGATATATTGATATGTTTATTCAGCCAGAGCACGGCAAATTGTTGGCTATTTATGATGTCTTAGACAAATGTCAAGATGAATCATACATGATTCGCTTCGTTAACAGTAAAGTGTTAGTAATAACTGAGGATCAAAGAACGGCAATTGGAAAAATGATTGAATTCCGAAATCAATTTGCACATTTTAAACCTTCGCTTTATGCTATTACAGGAGATTATAACAAAGATATAGTAATTCCTGTTATTAAGGTAATAAGTGAACTAGCACTAGAGAGTAATAATGTCATGTACTATGAGGTTGAGCAAAAAGATCGTGTTGAAAAAGCCTTTTATAAGATCTTAAAACACGAATAGTCGAAATATAAAAAAGGGTGGCCATAAAAGTGGCTGTCCTTTTTTTGTTGGGGGTGGTGACATGTAGCATGGCCAGAGAACGCAGTCCCGAACGGGATAAGGCAAGACAGATGTGGATCGAGAGCGACGGGACGATGAAGCTTAAGGACATCGCCGCTGCTCTTTCTATTCCAGACAGCAAAGTCCGAAAGTGGAAGACGATGGACAGTTGGGAAGATGAGCTCAAAGGGAGCGTTCCAGCCAAATTCAAAGGGAGCGCTCCAATTGAAATGAAAGGGAGCGTTCCACTTCGCGGCGCTCCCAAAGGGAACAAAAACGCTGTCGGCAATCGCGGTGGTGCTCCTCCGGGCAATCAAAACGCGAAGGGAAACAGCGGCGGTGCTGGTGGGCCATTTGGCAACAAGAAGGCAGTCACCACAGGCGAGCATGAAACCATTTGGTTGGATGCGTTAACCGAAACCGAGCAGCAGCTCATCGATCAGGTAGATACTGACCCGATCATCCAGGCGAATGAATCCCTTTACCTTCTAACGATCCGTGAGCGCCGCATGATGCACCGGATCAAATCCCTGATGGATGGATTATCCGAGACCGAGCGTAGTGTGCTCTACGAGATGAAGGCCATCAAGGAAGTCGCGGAGATCCATGATGAGAAGACCGGCATTACGAAGAAAATTCCGCATAGCCGTAATGAAATGATGGAGTCGAAGATCGAAGAGAAGGGGTTCCGTAAGCTGGATGATATTGTGAAGTTGGAAGAAGCCCTGACCCGCATTCAGGATAAGAAGATTAGGGCTATTGAGCTCAAGAACCGGCTGACCGACGACGAGAAGCGTATCCGCATCGAAACCATGGAGTATGAGTTACAGATGCTTCGTGGCGGGGGTAAGGAAGACTTCGAAGACGATGGCTTTATGGATGCGCTGAAAGGTAGGGCGGCGGAGGTGTGGAACGATGGCGAAGCTTAAACTCAAGCCGCCGGCATTCAAATGGGCTCCATTCTCCAACAAGCAGCTTAAAGTTCTGACTTGGTGGATGCCAGAGAGCCCGCACCACGATAAAGACGCTATCATCTGTGATGGTTCCGTTCGGGCCGGCAAGACGGTCTGCATGTCATTCTCCTTTATCGCCTGGGGGATGGACACCTTCCGAGGAGAACAGTTCGGCATGTCAGGAAAGACAATTGGTGCGCTGAGGCGTAACGTGGTCGGGCCGCTGAAACGCATGCTGGCCAGCCGTGGGTACCACGTTCATGATAATCGATCTGAAAATGTTTTGACTGTGACCCGGGGCTTAATAAGCAACCGGTTCTTTTTATTTGGTGGACGAGATGAAAGTTCTCAGGATCTGATTGCCGGGATCACGCTGGCCGGGATGTTCTTCGATGAAGTGGCGCTCATGCCGAAGTCTTTTGTTGACCAAGCTACTGCTCGTTGTTCCGTAGATGGTGCCAAGCTCTGGTTCAACTGTAACCCTGCAGGACCATATCACTGGTTCAAAAAAGAATGGCTGGACCAGTTGAAAAAGAAGCACGCACTGCACCTACACTTCACAATGGAGGATAATCTCTCTCTTTCTGAGCGTGTACGAGAGCGGTACCGGCGCATGTACAGCGGGATATTCTATCAGCGGTACATCCTGGGGCTTTGGGTCATGGCCGAAGGAGTAATCTTCTCCAAGTTCAACGATGCGATTCATAAAAAGCCCCGGGACTGGTTTCCTGCCAAGTTTGACCGTAAGTTTATTTGTATCGACTATGGGGCCAACAACCCGACGGCATTTCTGAAATACGGGGTCCGAGGGAATGTCTATTATGAACTGGATGAGTACTACCACAACATCCGGCATAAGGGAGAGAAAACAAATGGCGAATATGCTGATGACCTGGAAGCCTTTATTGACGGAGATGAGTATTCGATCTTCATCGACCCATCAGCAAAGGCTTTTATTATTGAACTGAAAAAGCGAGGGATCAACAATATCCGGGCTGCCGCGAATACTGTGCTCGATGGTATTCAGACAGTGTCCAACCGGTTCCAGAACAATGAACTTTATATCTGTGCCGATAACACCAATTCCCTTCAGGAGTTGGTGTCTTACGTATGGGATGAAAAAGCTGCAGAACGGGGCGAAGACAAGCCTATTAAGCAAAACGACCATACCTGTGACGCGCGTAGGTACGGTATCCATACGGACTATCTCTTGCAGCGAGTGAAGCAGCGTAAAAAAGAGAGAGAGGAGCGATCTGATCATGATGTGGGGTGGGTGTAAGGCATGAGTGGCGAGGCACAGTGGTTCCAAATATCAAAAGCAGAGGACAGGCATATTCCATCGAGCGCACAGCTACCGGATAGCTTTGAAAACCTATACGATCAGCACGGGCTGCTTCCGTTTCCACCAGGCAATGACCCTGCCTCCTGTAAACTGCTGGTTAGGAACAGTAACATCATTCCGCAGTGTATTGAGGCGTATAAGCGAAACATTGCTGGATATGGTATTGCTTTGGAGTACCTCCCTGGTGAGAGTGATCAGACCGCGCAGGAGGAGTGGAACAAGGCTAATAAGTTTCTTGAGACCTGTAACCTGGAGGATACGCCGGATGAGATTATCGGCTCCTTGATTGAGGACATAGAGAGCAGTGGGAATGCAAATGTGGAGGTCGCCTGGTCTGCCGGCAGTGAGTTCCCGACACTCTACCGAATCAATCCGAAATTCGTTCGTTGTACCCGTGAGACGGATAAGGTGACGATCAAGCGTAAGCGGCTGATCCGGTCATCGAAGAAGGTAGAGGAATTCTCCCAAGATATCTATGCCCGGAAGTATGCCATGAAGAGAGGGCAGTCCGTGGTGTGGTTTCGTCCATTTGGAACCGAGGGTCAAGGAAATCAAATCATTCCCTTAAAACTTGGTAATGATGGACCCTACGGCGAGCCGCGCTGGTTCGGGAATGCACCAGGAGTGGTTGGAAGTCGTGAAGCCGAGGAACTCAATGTTTCTTATTTCAGTAACGGCCGAATGCTCTCCATGCTGCTGACAGTGACCAATGGTCGGTTGACGAAGCAATCGATGGAGCTGCTGAAGAATGTAAAAGGTTCGCAGTCCCAAGGGGGTATTCTCTATCTGGAAGCCATCGGGGAAGAGACTGGTGGTCCGTTAGATGAGAAAGTCGAAAAGGTGACTATTAAGCTGGACAAACTGAATGATCTATTGCAACAGGATGCCTTGTTTCTAGAATACGGGAAGGACAAGAAAACCGATATCCTTTCCTCGTTCCGATTGCCACCGATACTAGTTGGCCAAAGTTCCGATTACAATCGAGCGACGGCGCAAGCGGCTCTGAGATTTGCAGAGGAACAGGTCTTCGAACCTTACCGCAAATGGATCATGGACGAAATCTTTAATAAGCGTTTATTCCCGGCCATGGGCATTTTCCGTGTACGGGCAACTTTGCGTGGTCCACGAATTATTGATCCAGAAGACCGGAAGGCACTTCTAGACTTTATAGCAGACAAAGGCATCATGCTAGTAAGAGATCTGATCCCGATCGCTGAAGAAGTACTTAATACAACGGTCGATGAATCAAAATACACTGATGAATACTTGGATACACCGATTGCTCAACTGATTAATAGTCAGCCTGCATTAACTGTGCCAGAACCTAACTCTGATGTAGACAATCTGCAAGAGCAGGTATCCATCATTGCCAAGCGTCTGCTGCGGCAGAGTCATGACGAGGTAGTCGGCCATGTGTAAGGATTGCTGGGAGCTCATCGCCAAAGCGGACGATACTGAGTTTTTGGATAGTTTGGAGCTGACCCATGCGGAGCGGACAGTGCTGGAAGAGTTGTACAAGCAGGGTGAAAGCCGAATAGTTGAAATCCTTGAGCTGCAAGGGAAGGCATTGCATGATGCGATTTTGGAACTCAGCGAGGAGTTACTGATTGATATTGGTGAGCTTGGGAAGGTTCTGCTGTCGGTTCAAAGCGGGGATCTCTTTACAGTCGAGTTCGAGCAAGCAGTGTATGATGCTTTCACTCCGCTGTACCATTTGGCTGGCGAATCGGAGCTGACGGTGCTGAACAATAACAAGACCTGGTCCACAAAAAACAAGGCGGCATCCCGATTTGCGAAGAACCTCAAGAAGCTGGTACCAGATTTGAACGGCACCAGTGCGGATGTCATGACCCGGGCTTTTCAGAAAGCTATTAAGGAGGGAAAGACCCCTTCTGAGCGGGCGTTGCTGGTACGTGAGATCAGCGCGGCGGCCGCCAAAGGTGATGTTGGTCCATTCAACATGGAGCGGGCTATTACCGTTTCGCGAACCATGAGCACGGCAGCCGCCAATGGCGGTAAGCTTGAAGGCTGGAAGCAATCCGAAGTGGTCACCGGTAAGAAATGGCGTTCTTCTAAAGGTGACAGGACCCGAAAGACACACCGTAAAGCAAACGGCCAGGTGCAGCCGCTGGATAAACCTTTTGAAGTGGGTAAGAGCAAACTGATGTTTCCAGGAGATCCGTCTGGACGCGCTGAAGAGATTATCCGTTGCCGCTGCACTATGCAGGCACTATTGTAGTAGACAGTTTTCATAGACTTTTTCTTCCAGACACACTATGATGTTATATCATACTACTTGGAGGAATTTGGATGGAGATTGAAAAGAAACATGTAGCACAAGAAAATATTTTTGGAGTAGGTATAAGAAAAAATCCAAAAGGATACCCGGGATATCCAGAAATTAAATGGTTATATCCTTGCTTTATACTTCTTTACCGTGAAGATGGGCATAAAATATGCGTTAATCCAGAAGTGGCAAAAGATTGGATGGTATATGATCAAGGAAATATATTAGTAGTTACAGCTAAAAAAAAGTATGTTCTTTCACGAAGAGAGATTAGTCATATTTATGGCCCTTTTAAATTCGATGAAATGAAAAAAAGCGTTTCATCCTCAGAGGCATCCAATCTGCTGAATATGCCAGAAGAGGTAATAAAACAACGTCTGTTATTTCAACAAGATGTATCCCTTGCAACTTTACAATCAATCTATGGACCATTGTCTATATTTCCTAAAGAAGAGCAATATAGATACAAAACTATTGTAAAAGACATATATCGTACACACAGTGGGCCTGGATGGATCTCGACTACTAATTATTCTGTTGATGAACCAATTATACTTAAAGAATTAGAAGAATATTTGGCTACCCTATGAAGTCGCTGATAGCGGCTTTTTTTATTGAAAGGAGGTGAGAACAAAAATGACCTTTAAACTGAAAGACGCTAAGATCACGCACATCTCCCTGGTAGACAAGGGCGCCAACGGCGTACCGTTCGCCATTATCAAAGACGCTGGGAAGAACGCCATCCAGAAGCAAGTCCAGATCGCCAAAATCGACGATGATAAGCGGATTGTCAAAGGCGTGGTGTATCAGCCGGATGTGGCAGACGCACATGATGATCAAATGGATGAAGTTGAAATCGAGAAGGCAGCTCATCTTTTCATGGAAAAGCAGCACACATACAACATCGACAAGCAGCACGATCTCGAAGCTGACAAGGGATTTGTCATTGAATCTTATATTGCTCCCTGCGACATGATGCTCGGTGATCAGCAGATAGTGAAGGGTTCCTGGGTGGCAGCTGTAAAAGTGATGGATGACGACACTTGGGAGGCAATCAAGAAAGGCGAGATAACTGGCTTCAGCATGTGGGGTGTGGGTAAGCGGGAAGAGATCGAGGAGGAAGAGGAGGTATCCAAGGGAATCTTGAGCCGAATAGCCAAAGCGCTGGGCCTGATCGAGAAGGGCGCTGTCGCTGATAAATACCATAAGAACCGGAAGAACCGAGAATTTTGGGCTGCACAAGATGCCCTTAACTCGGTTCTTTTTAATTGGGACAGCTACAATAGCGGGATGGAAACCGATGCGAAGACCATTCGTGAGGCTCTACAGGATTTTGTGGATATTGCACAAAGTGTACTGATTCAGGACGACATCATTAAAGCTATCGGCACGCCACCAGCAACGATTGCTAAAGCCGGTAAGAAGATTTCAGCCAACAACTTGAAACATATCAATGATGCCATTGCCACACTGACCGAACTGAAAAATAAAACGGCTCCTGTAGAAGAGGATCCAAAGGAGGAAGACGATTTGAAAGCTGAAGATATTGCCAAGGCTGTAACGGCCGCACTGGCTCCGATCGCAAAGCAGGTGGAAGGCCTGACGTCAGAGATTGCGGGGCTGAAGAAAGAAGAAGGTGTCGAAGGTGACCAAACTGCAGGCGGTATTGCTCCGGCTGTGAGTGCAGAAGAGACTGCGATTACCGATGCCATTGCCAAAGCTCTGGCACCGCTGAGTGAGCAAATGCAGACGCTGACGGCTGACGTGCAACTGGTGAAGAATAGCCGCGGTGCTTCAGCGCAAGGTGATGAAGAAGAAATCAGCAAATCAGAAGGCGCCGTTAGTTTCGGACGCTTCCTATAATTCGAAGGAGGAATGCAAATCATGAGAACAAACGGTAACATCGCTAGTACGAGCATTCGTAAATCAACTATCGTCACACCAATGGACCAAAACGCCTTGAACTATGAGGAAGTGGAAGCCTTCACCGATATGGCGTATGAGGCTAATGGTTTCCTTAAAGGCATCCGTCATGAGAATAGGAAGAGTTCCAAAGGAACCATTGACAAGGTGGGTGTACGAGGCCGTAACATGCGGAGTAAAAAAGAGAATATTATGGCTTCCAACACGCCTGGTCTGACCTTTCCACAGATCCCATATTCAGTGGAGCCAGTAATTGTTCCATTTGATATTACTGAGGAATTTATACGCCAGACTCAGCGGGTACGTGGCCAAAACGCAGAGGATATCATCATGCGGGCTATGGCTAACAACTACGGTGAGAATATGCAAGACATCGGTTTTAATGGTGATACGGCAACTCTGAATACTGACCCGGATTATGAGTTTTTGAGCATAAATGACGGTTGGTTAAAGAAAGCACGTACCACCGGTCATTACTTAGATTGGAAGACACTTTCGGCTAAAGAGAAGACAGGGATTTTATTTGAGGTCGAACGTGCGATACCAACCCGGTACCGAGCTGGTGGGGTATTTAAATATTTCATGCATCCAAATACCTTCAGTGAGCGACTTCAAATGTTGGCTGAGAAGGACACCAGCGCATCTATTCAGTTGCAGATCTTAGGGGGCACGAAGAAGGTCAACGCTTATGATGTAGAAGAGATTTGGAGTATGCCAGAAGGCGCGATCCTGTTTACGTATCAGCCGAACTTTGCAATGGTCCACACCTATGACATGCAGATTCGGAAGACGACTGAGGGCAAGGAGGCAATCTGGACTGATAAGCGTTTCTATGCAATTCATTCCGATTTCGATGCCATTTTCGAAGAACCGCAGGCCGTTGCTTATGTGGAAGGGGTGGAATTTTAATGCCATACGTAACCTACCGAGGCAAGAACGCCTCACTTCGGATATATAGTATTCGGTTTGAGCCGGCTAAGCCGGTACTGGTGGAAGATTCAGTTGTGCTGGAAAAACTGCATGAGCATCCTGATTTTGAAGTGAATGCGGAGAAGGTCATTCCGTTGGAAGATCTGACAGTTCCCCAACTGAAGGACAAGGCGAAGAAAGCCAGCATTGAAGGTTTTGCAGACCTGAAGAAGCCGGAACTGATCGCCGCCCTGAAGGCACTAGAAGGCGGCGGTGTGCCGAATGCTGACAACGACACTCCTTAAGTGCCGCAGCCGTGTCAGCGCCGTGCAGGAGGCGACTGGTGAACAGCTTGGGCAGTACATTGATGACGCACAGACCCGGATTGAGTTGTACTTACCTGTTCCTTTTCCGGAGGCGGCAGACAAGCAGCTCATGCTGGCCTGGGTGAAGCTGGCGGAGTCACTGGCTCTGCAGGACAGTGAGGAATACCTGGCTTCAGTCGCCCGCGGCTACTCAGCAGAAAGTGACGGCGCTTGGACATATACCCGACAGGCAGTTGAAGGGAAAACTACAGGCAATGCTGATGTGGACTCTATCCTCTTCCTGTGGGTCAAGAAGCAGCAGTCCGGGCCGGATGATGGGAACATCACGGCCTATTTGCTATGAATCATCGTATGAATACCCTGCTGGAAGTATACCGGGTCGGACGCCATAAGGATGCGGACAATCTGTTTAGCGATCGTAAATCCGGAAAGGTCACAGATTTAAAATGTTTTGTTGTTAAGACGCAGACCGATGCCAAGGCAGAAGCCACTCCTGTCATATACATTGTCAAAAAGACAATAGGTGTGCCGAAGAATGCAGACGTCAGAATCAGCGACGAAGTGTTACTGTTCGGACGTAAGTATCTGGTGATAGACTCTAACCCACGCCGTTATTGGCGTGAATTGTTGGTGACATGCGAGGTGAAAGGTAGTGAGCGTGCATGATTTCGACGGACTCGCGAAGAAATTTAAGAAGCTGAGCGATGAAGGTGTTAATCAGATCCTTAAGAACATTGCTGAGGCAGTGGGCGAAACACTTTTGAACATGGTTATCGATGAGATTGATAAACAGGATCTGATTGACACTGGATTGATGTGGAACTCTTTTACTCGAGGAGCAGACAGTAACGTCTGGGAATGGGATGTTGATCGCAATTCTATTACTATCGAAGTTGGTTCCAACCTTCCTTATGCACGCCAACTCAATGATGGATACACTATCCGTAAAGCACATTATGTTCCTGGATTCTGGAAGGCAAATGGTCAGTTTGTATATGATCCGGCTGCAAAAACAGGGTTTATGGCGAAGCCTCGTGTCTTCATCGGTCGACAATACTTTGACATTGCTGTGAAGGAACTGGAAGGCGGTATGAACGCACTGATTACAAAGCGGTTGGAGAAAGAGCTGGGGAGGATGCTGTCATGATGGATGTGGGATTGAAAGCCTGGGCAGAAGTCGTGCAGCGGATATACCCGGAGCTGCCGATTCTTCGGGACCGTTCTCGCTGGCTGGCAGGGCAGTTTGATCGCCCCAGCGTGTTCATCGAAACAGATCTGGTATCCGACAAAACTCATACGCCGCGTGCAGACCGTATCATCGAAGATGTTGGGCTTGTCTTTCATTACGATATCGACCGAAGCGGGAGGGAGGAATCCGAGGAACCTGTCCCTTTGGACTTATCTCCGTTCTTCATTTACCTGCGCCAGCGGCGATTCTGCGTGGTTTCGCAGCGCTTTGGCATCATGATGGTGGTTGAGGCTCCGCGTACACGGCCAATGAATGATCGGATGGAAGTCACCTTTCGGTATTCATACCTTCTGCATGTGCCTAAGCTGTATGAGGCTATTGATGGAACAACTGAAAAGATCAATGATTTTTATGTCGAGCTAAGTTAAAATATAGCTATTGCTGGAACATCGAGGAGTTAGACATCCTCAGAAAAAGCTTGCCCCAGTAAACTATATTTGGGTATTGAGGTGTGTTCATTGAACGAAAAAGCGAATAACCCTAAAAGACATCATTATATACCTGTTTCTTATCTTTCTAACTTTACAGATGATGGAACTCAGCATTCTAAGCTTTGTGTGTTTGATCAAACCAATGGTAACCAATGGAGATCTAGACCCAAAAGTATAGCATTTGAGAAAGACTTCCATACAGTTGAGACAATCACCGGTAAAGATTCAAAAACATTTGAAGAGATTTTCTCCATGATAGAAGGAAAAGCAAAGCAAATAATTAAAGGGATTATTGAAACATTCCAAATTCCATTTCCAGGATCCGATGATTATAATTGGCTTATAAATTTTATTGCTCTTTTAAGTGAGCGGACTCCAGCGAGAAGAAAGCACTTTAGTGATCAAACTGCTGAGTTGTACAAGATGGCGACTCAAGTAGGGTCCCAACATAAAGAGTATTTCGAGCATCAAAAAGAGATCATTGAAAATAAAACTGGAGAGAAGCTCAATCTGACTCATGAGCAATTGAAAGAGTTTATTAACAGTGATGATTATGAAATTAGCTTTAATAACAACTTTCATATGGAAAACTTTATGACTCGATTTGATGTTATTATTGAACCGCTTGGTCGTCGGAAATGGAGTGTATGCTATAGCCCGCCAGAGCTAGGCGATTTCGTATCTTCTGATAATCCAGTATGTCTTCGAAATGTCATTCCTGTCGAAGGCATATTTAGTTCTCCTGGGCATGCGATGTTGAATACAGAAGTGAGTGTTCCTTTAAGTCCTAGAGTAATGCTACTAGGACGCTTTGAAGATGTTCATCCGTCAATTGGAGAAGCACCAAACAGTAGCTTTGTTGCTAAACTGAATAGTTGGACAGCCATGTATTCTGAAAGATATGTTTTTTCTCAAAATGAAGATTTTCTTTGGTGGGACAAACAAGGGAATGTTTCCAGAACGGAAGATTTTAAAAGAATATTAGGTGAAAGATCGTGAAGCACGAGACCGGCCTATAAATAGGGCGGTTTTTATTATGGTTAAAACGGAGGTTGACATAAAAGATGACTAATAAAAAAATGAATAGGCAATATACAGGCACTACTCTAGATGTCCATAATTTACGTTCAAAACAGGAATGGATTGAGAGCGCAGTGGTTTTGAAGCGGGAACGCTTTGAGATTGCAGGCGCTCTTTTTGATTGTGAGGAAGATGCCCTGCTGTCTCAGCAGGAAGTTATTCAAAAGGTGCAGACCTATTTGGGACTGACAACAAAGGGGGAAACAGTGAATGTCGATACAAAGGAATAGACCAGGTGCATATGTGGAGATGCAGGCGGTTGCGAAGTCTCGTGTCCTATCGGTTTCTGGCCGGGTTTTAATACCGTATCTAGCAGAGTGGGGACTGCCGAATAAAGCAGTGGATATGGCGGATCAGTCTGAGCGCTTCAAAGAAACTGGTCTACTTGTAGATGAGTTGGAACTGGCTGCAGAGAATGGCGCGACGGTAGTGGGTTATAGGGTTACGAATGGGAATGAGGTGGCTGCTTCGGTTGCAGTGGCTAGTAGCTATACAATTGAGGCACGTTACCCAGGTACGCGAGGGAATGATTTTGAATACCTAATCCGTGCCAGCTTGGTGGATGCTACCAAGAAAGAGATTGTCATTCGCGATACGAAAGGTATCTATGATACAGAGACTTTTCTGGTGGCTGATAAAGCCGAAGCCGTAGAAACGCTGAAAAAGTCCAACATGGTGCGATTCAAGGATACAGGTGCAACTGCGTTGGCTGATGTTACCTATACAAAGTTGGCCGGTGGAGTTACTGGTACTGCAGCGATCACGGCAGCCAATTGGAGCGGCATCTTTAATCGCATTGATGGTCTAGTGTTTGATGTCGTTTATCTTCCTTCCTCGGACGCAGCGGTACAAGCTGCTGCTAAGCAATGGTTGCTAGATCGGCGTAGCAAGGCTCGCAAGCTAGCACAACTGGTCATTGCAGGAGCATCGGGATCTGATGATGACATTGAAGCTCATAACACGCGCAGCCGCGCTGCTAATGCTCGTTTTATCATCAATTGCTCTTTGGCTGGTGAACACACCAATGGTAAGACCTATGGTTCTCTTCAATGGGCAGCATGGGTGGCAGGGCTTGTGGCAGGCACACCAGCAAATAAATCATTTACAGGTGTTAAGGTGCCAATGACTGAAGCGCTAGTGGACTGGAGCCATAGCGAAGTTTTGAAGGGGTTGGCAGAAGGTACGCTGATGGCTACCCGGGACGGTTACGACTATATCATTGAGTCGGCAGTGAACACATTGACCACGCTTGGGGCAGGGGAACGTGAGGACTTTGGTAAGATTCGAGTTTCCATGACGATTGACCAAATTTTGAATGACATCTACGCTGCTGGCAAAGCAAACAAGGCTAAGCTGGACAATGACAAGGACGGTCGGGGGATGTTTATCGCAGCAGTCGTTAGTTATTTGAAGACTCGTGCTGAACAAAAAGCGATTGGCTCAGAATTTATATTTACCGAACATCCAACGAAGACCAGTGACATGGATTATGCTTACTTCTCCCTGTCGGCAAAACCGCTGGACGCGATTGAAATCTTTAATATTGATTGGGAGGTGGCGTAATCGATGGAACGCGAACTTATTGGCCGTAATTTATCCGTGCAGGATGACAATGGCGACTCGATTCAGACCATTAAAGAAGTAGAGGTTATTCTGAAGCCAGAGACATTGGATATTATCCGTGCGCGGAAGATGTCTAAGACGAAACAGATTGTCGGGTATGAGATCACCGTAAAGCTGGTTATGTCAAAACTGGAGTCCTCTC